GATTTTGATACAAGGCGGTGAGGACATGCCGAGAGCGAAAAAAGCGGCTGGGGAGCCGGAAGCGGAGAAGCGGACGGGAGCGGGGGCAAAATATGCAACTGCGGAGGAACTGCAGGAAAAGCTGGACGCTTACTTTGCAGAGTGTGAGGAGCGCGGCGATGTCCCCGAGGAATTTTCTCTTGGCGTGTACTTGGGTGTTTCACTCATGACGCTGGATAACTGGTACAATGGCCGCCGCTGCGAATACCTGCAGGAGACAATCCAGATGGCCTACATGCGGATGTCCGCCGCTGCTGTTCAGATGGCGTACCGGAATCCGAAAGCCCCGATGCCGATCTTTGCGCTGAAACAGAAGCGGTACGGCGGATATCAGGACAAGGTGGAAGCCAATGCAGAAGTGAAAGTCAGTGTCCAGATGGGAAAGAACATGGAGGCGAGTGATTTCGCATGATGGAGTATTTGGCGTGTTTCCTGTTTGGTGCTGTGGTTGCCCTGACCGGGGTAAAGGTCGGCTCCTTCACAAATGGAGGGGAGCGGCAGGAAGCGGCGGCGAAGAAGAATCCGGACCCGCAGGCAGAAGATGACAGGGACGAGCAGCGCCGGTCCAAGGAGATCGACGAGGGCATCCAAAACCTGATGACATTTTCAGTCAATGGCAAAGATGGCTTTGATGTAGGAGGTCTGTAATGGCATCTGTGCAGGATGTTTTTGATATGGCGATCCATTTGATGGATGCGCAGAACGAGTCCACAGGCGCGACCCGTACAACAGATACGAACGAATATGCGCTTCGGACGCCAAACATCCTGAACACGCTGCTGGATCAGGTCTATCCTTACAGTGACACGTATCCGGACCTGTCGGATGGGACGAAAACCCGACCATCTCTGGTCAGTGTGACGTCTCTGGATGACTACCTGGACCTCGATGACTACATCTGCCGGAACGTTCTGTCCTATGGGTTGGCCGGATTGCTGCTGACGGAAGAGAACCCCACACAGGCGAACTTCTTCTGGCAGACATACCTGGAGAATCTGAACACGGCCAAAAGCCGTCTGCCATCCTCCGGCATCGAGAGCGTGGAGGATGTGTACGGCGGAGGCGGTGGAGACAACTACCTTTCTCGCTGGGGCGGCATTGAATACGGGTGGTTCGGCCAATGGTAGTACATGGATGGTACACCTGCCCCAAATGCCATAAGGGTATCCAGAAGGTGACGGGAAACACGGTTCTGTATGGGACGCCGGTATACTGCCGCAAGTGCAGGCGGGAGTGGTGGCCCACAATCTTCATGGGGCAGGAGATCACCGGAAATTTGCCGGAGTTCAAAATGAAATAACAAGCTAGAGCGCAAGACGCCAGAGCTGGGAATGATCCCGGCTTTGGCGTCTTTTTTGTTTTTTCTGAGCAAGACGCCCGAGACCACGGACGCTTGAAATACACGCCGCCAGACCAGGCGGGGAAAGAAGGAACCAATGGAAGAGAATACCACCGGTTTGGAGCAGGAGACCGAGACCACGGTTGACTCCTTCATGGATGGATTCGACGGGGCGGAGACTCTGGAAAGCCCGGCAGACCAGCCGGAAGAACAGGAGCCGAAGCATGAAGAAACACCTGCTGATGAAGAGCAAAAGGCGCCGGAAACACCTGCTGCTGGCAACGAAAACACTGACGCCAAACCGGGCGAAGGCGTTGAACCGGAGAAGCAGGAGGCACCGGAGGCCCAGGAACCGGAGACCACACCGAAAACCTGGACGCTGCGCCATTTAGGCGAGGACAAGACGGTCAACGAACAGGAACTGACGGCCCTTGCTCAAAAGGGCCTGGACTATGACCGGATTCACGGAAAGTATGAGGAATTCCGGCCTGTGATGGACCTGTTCAGCCAGTTTGCGAACAAGGCAGGCATGAACACCACGGACTATATTGCCCACATCCGCCAGGAGGCTAAGAGAGCCGAGGGCCTGAATGCAGAAGAGGCCAAAAGGGCTGTGGAGCTGGAGGACCGTGAAGCAACCGTTGCCGCCAAGGAAGCTGCCGAAGCGGAGAGGCAGAGGGAGCAGCGGGACGCCGAGGCCCAGAAGCAGTCCGCGGAGCAGCGCAGGATGGCGGATATTCAAGAGTTTCAAAAGACATTTCCGGATGCGGCAAAGGACCCGAAGGGAATTCCGAAAGAGGTATGGGACGGCGTGAAAAGCGGCCTTTCCCTGGTTGCCAGTTATGCCAGATGGCAGGTGGCACGGGCGAATGAGCAGGCCGCCAAGGCAGAACACAATGCTTCTGCCATCAAGCAGAACCAGAAAAATACGGAGCGGTCCACTGGCAGCATGAAGTCTGCCGGTGCGGACAACAAGAACAAGGACCCGTTCCTGGATGGCTGGGATTCCTGATTTCAGGGGCCTTCTCGCATCTGGTGAAAAGAAAGAGAGGGCCACATGGCAGTTAATTACACGATCAAATACGCAGACAAAATCGCAGAGAGATTTCACAAGGCATCCATCACGGACTCCGCCGCGGGCCACGAATATTCCTTTGTAGGAGCCAAGACCATCCGTGTCTACTCCGTGGATACTGTGCCGGAGACCGATTATAACCGGACTGCAGATGGCAACCGGTTTGGCACCCCGAAGAACCTGGGCGACACGATCCAGGAGATGACGATGAACAAGGCGCCTGCCTTTACATTTGTCATTGAGCCTCTGGATAACAGCGATCAGGCCATCGAGAAGTCGGCAGGAAAGTCCCTGCGGCGTCAGCTGGACGAGGTCACCATCCCCAACATGGACAAGTACCGGCTGAGAAAGTGGTGTGAGGGCGCCAACATCCAGTATCAGCCCTCCGCAGCGCCCACCAAGAGCACCATTGTGGAATACATCATCGATGTCAACGCACAGATGACGGACGCCTTTGTCCCAGTGGAGAACCGGACGCTATACATCCCTACGGAGTATTACAAGCTGCTGAAGCAGAACCCGGACTTCATCAATCTGGAGGGCCTGGGCACCAAGGCGCTGGCAAAGGGTGTTGTGGGTGAAGTGGACGGAACGAAAGTCGTCACCATCCCCAAGAGCTATCTGCCCTCCGGCGTGTACTTCCTAATCAAGTACAAGGGATCCAGTGTGGACCCCGTAAAGCTGCAGCAGTATGACGTGTTGCCCAAGGTACAGGGCTATGCCGGTCCTGTGGTGCAGGGCGTCACCTACTACGACAGCTTCATTCTGGCAACCAAGGGCGACGGCGTTGCGGTGTGCGGCAGTAACGCGGCTGTTCTGCCGGCTCCCACACTGTCCATCTCTGCGCACAAAGTCACGATTTCCGAACCGGGCAGCAATGTGTACAAGTACACGGTGGACGGGACCAACCCCCGGTACAGCTCTACTGCTGAGACCTATCCCTCCAGCGGCGTGACGCTGACTTCCGGCCAGGTCATGCGGTGCATCCAGATCAAGGACGGCTGCTGCGGCATGGAGGCCGATAAGGCATACGAGTAAGCAATATGGGCCCCCGCAAGGGGGCCTATTTCCCTAGTCATTCCCTGAAAGGTGAGCGCATGGCAAACAAGAGAGCACGAAACAACAGCGGAGCCGTCAATCTGGCTCTGGGAGATTTGAACCCAAAGCAGAAGCAGTTCTGTCAGGCGCGGTCTCGCTATGTTGGATACGGCGGCGCCCGTGGCGGTGGGAAGAGCCATGTTGTGCGGATTAAAGCGATTGGCGGTGCGATGACCTATCCGGGAATCCGGATTTTGATTGTCCGAAAAGAATATCCGGAACTGGAGCAGACGATGATCCTGCCCATGCGGAAGCTGATTCCGGCAGAGATCGCAGCATATAACGCCACCATGCACATGTTTTTCTTCTCCAATGGAAGTGTTATCAAGTTCGGACATTATAGCAGTGGGGACGATGTGGAATATCAGGGCCAGGAATACGACTGGATTTTCATGGACGAGGCGACACAATTCACGGAATACCAGTTCCGAACACTGGGCGCCTGTCTGCGCGGTGCTACGAAGTTTCCGCGCCGGATGTACCTGACCTGTAACCCCGGCGGAGTTGGGCACATGTGGGTCAAACGCCTGTTTATCTCCCGTCAGTATCAGAACGGAGAAAAAGCAGAGGACTATACCTTCATTCACGCCACGGTGGATGATAATCCCCAGCTGCTGGAGGCGTCCCCAGAGTATGTGCAGATGCTGGACCTGCTGCCGGACGATGTGCGAGCGGCCTGGCGGTACGGTGACTGGGACGCTCTGGCCGGAACATTCTTCCCGGAGTTCCGGGCGGAGACTCATATTATCAAACCGTTCTGGAGGATTCCGGCGGAGTGGAAGAAGTACCGGGCGTTCGACTATGGCCTGGATATGTTCGCTTGCCTCTGGATTGCTGTTGATTTCGATGGGCGCTGCTATGTGTATCGCGAGGTACAGAAGAGCGGCATCATTGTATCCGAGGCGGCAAAGCTGATGCTGGACCTGACGCCGTCTTGGGAGCAGATCGAGTTTACGGCGGCGCCGCCGGATATGTGGAACCGGCAGAAGGACAGCGGAAAGAGCATGGCAGAGCTGTTCATGGAAAACGGCGTTGGCATCATTCGGGCCAGTAACAACCGTGTGCAGGGCTGGATGGCAGTCAAGGAGATGCTGAAACCACTGAACAGCGAAAAGGACCGGCCGGGCCTGCTGGTGACGCAGGACTGCAAGGGGCTTTGCACGAATCTTCCAGCCATCCAGCACGACGACAAAAACCCGTCGGACTGTGCCGCGGAACCTCATGAGATCACCCACATCTGCGATGCCTGCCGTTATTTTTGTGTTACCCGGACACTGAGCGCGGAGAAGCCCGCACCGCCGAAAGTGGAGGACTTCGATAGCGCCGGGATGACGGACTACGACGACGAGATGACCGGCGGAGAAATGACAGACGATTATCTGACCTATGGAGGGGGTGACTGACCTGTGGCAAGCATTTCCACATCGAACAATCTGACCATTCTGAAAATCAAGGAGTTTCTGGGGTTGAACGAAAACCAGGACGGCGACACCAAAATCAGAGTTGGAGAGCTCTCTGAGATGCGGAACTTTGCCATTACCAGGGACGGCCATCTCCAAATCCGTCCAGGTACGCAGACGGTCCTTGCCCTTCGCTCAGCCTGGGATAGCTGGGCGGACAGCCAGGAAGAAGGCGTGGAAGAGCACCCGGTATTCTGCGGATGCTGGTATGGCATGGTGGGAGGGGAATACCATCTGCTGTGCGCATTTGGCGGTGTGATCTTCGATGTGGACATTCTGCTGGAGAGTGTAAAGGCAGTAGGGACCTGTACCCAGGACAAGACCTCCTTTTTCGGCTTTGACGAGAAGGTTTATCTGCTGAACGGCCATGAGTACAAGAGCTGGACTGGAGAATCAGAGGAGACCTTTCAGGATGTGGAAGGCTATATCCCGCTGGTACAGACAGCAACCACGCCGGAGGGCAGCGGAACACAGCTGGAGAATGTGAACCGGCTGACGGGGCTGCGGCGTGTACGCTTCTCCCCGGACGGCGAGGCGAAAGATTTTTTCCTGCCGGAGAAAGAGATCGACAGTGTGACCGCGGTAGAGGGGACAGATGTGCAGTATACCGCCGACACCGCGGCTGGAAAAGTGACCTTCAACACAGCCCCGGCCAAGGGGACGAATACTGTGACCATCACTTACAAAAAAGGCGATGGCGCCCGTGGCGATGTGACCGGGATGCACTTCTCCGAGCTCTACAATGGCTCCAACGATACCCGTGTGTTCCTGTATGGAGATGGGACGAACCGGACCATCTACAGCGGAATCAACGGAGACACCGGCCTCGCGTCGGCGGATTATTTCCCGGACCTATACGAGGCGGCCATCGGGGACAGCAACACGCCGCTGACCGCTCTTGTGCGGCATTATGCCCGGCTGCTGGCCTTCAAGCGGGACAGCGCATGGTCGATCACCTACAGCACCGTGACGCTGGACACCGGAATCACCACGCCCGGATTTTATGTGCTGCCGGTCAACCGGCAGATCGGGAATGACGCTCCCGGACAGGTGCGGTTACTGGAAAACAATCCGCTGACACTGGACGGCAGCAGCATCTACCAGTGGCGGTCTACGTCCAGTACCGGGAATATCACGGACAATGAGCAGAATGCACGGCGCATTTCAGACCGGATCGCGGCCACGATCAGCGGTTGGGCGCTTTCGGAGGTCAGAACCTTCAACAGAAAGCGGGAGCACGAATACTGGTTTTTGTGGAATGGAAACGCCGTCATTCTGAACTACGCAAATGACAGCTGGTATTACTACACCAATATGCCGTTCCAGCAGATGGTGGATGTGGAGGATGACACCTACGGCATCACGGAGGATGGAAAAATCAAGCATCTGTCCCGGCAGTATCGAAATGATGATACAGAAGAGATCGATGCCTATGCCGCCACAGGCTCCATGGACTTTGACAAGGACTGGCTGCTGAAATACTCCCCTATGCTGTTCGTTGCAATCCAGCCGGAAACCAACGCCCGGATCACAGTGACGGCACAGAGTAACCGGAGGAGTGATTACCCGGAGAAGGTTGTGGCATCCAGCTTGGCGACCTTTACCCATGCGGATTTCCGCCATTGGTCCTTCCGAACCAACCGGAAACCCCAAGTGGACCGGTTGAAGCTGAAGGTGAAGAAGGCGACTTTCTACAAGCTGATTTTCAAGAGCAAGAGCGCATCCGCGACGGCGACTGTTCTGGAGACGGACATTCAACTGCGGTATGCCGGGAACGTGAAGTAAGGAGTTGAGCAATGAAGAAGTTTGATCCGACACCTCAGAAGGTGTCTGCGGAGTATCAGGCTGGAGTCCAGTTTAATCAGGGAATTCAGCTGTATGACTGCGTGAATGTCAATGAAAACTTTTTCATCGGCAAGCAGTGGGAGGGAGTACATAGCAATGGCCTGCCCACTCCTGTTTTCAATTTCCTGAAACGTGTCGTTTTGTTTTCCGTGGCGAATGTGTCTACAGACAACCTGAAGCTCCACGCAAAACCGCTGCCCTCCAACGGGAAACTGACAGGGCAGGATGCGGAGATTTTGACAGACCTCTTGAATGACCAATTCCAGTCCATTTTCGAGTTCAACAAAATGGGGGCCTGTATCCGCGAGTTTGCCAGGAACGCCGCGGTGGATGGGGACGGCTGTCTGTACACCTATTGGGACCCTGATGTAGAGACAGGGCAGCCAAGCAAGGGCGCAATCAAAACGGAAGTTTTGATGAACACACAGGTGCTGTTTGGAAATCCCAACAGCCGAGACGTTCAGAGTCAGCCCTATATCATGATTGAACGCCGGATGCTGGTTTCTGAGGCCAAGAAGCGGGCAATCGCAAACGGCGTCAGGGAGGATGATGCGGACAGCATCACTGCTGACAGCAAGCAGAGCGGGGATAGCCGCATGGACGAACTTGGCGGCAATAAAGTTACGGTCCTGTTGCGGCTGTGGCGGGATGACGAGAGCAGAACCATCCATGGTTATGAATGCACGCAGAATCAGGAGATCAAGCCCGAATGGGACCTTGGAATCAAGCTGTATCCCATCTCCTGGATGTCCTGGGACTTTGTACAGGACTGCTACCATGGGCAGGCCATGATTACAGGGCTCATTCCGAACCAGATTTTCGTAAACAAACTGTTTGCCATGTCCATGATCTCTCTGATGATGCTGGCATATCCCAAGATCATCTTCGACAAGACGAAGGTCGCCAAGTGGAGCAACCGGGTGGGCGCGGCCATCGCCGTCAACGGCAGCGTGGAGAATGTGGCGAAAATCATCGACCCGGCCACCATCTCTCCGCAGATCAGCCAATTCATTGACTTGGCAATCTCCTACACCCAGCGGTTTCTGGGCGCTTCCGACGTGGCCCTTGGCGATACACGGCCCGACAACACCTCCGCTATCATTGCCCTGCAGCGGGCGGCGGCGACTCCTATGGAGCTGACAAAGCAAACGCTGCTGCAGGCCATTGAAGACCAGGGCAGGATTTACATGGAGTTTATGGGCGAGTATTACGGGGACCGCTACGTGGAGATTCCTGTTGACCAGACAGCTCTAGGTGGCAACCGTGTGATGTTCACCATGCCGGGGTCTAATGGGAAGGTCTTAGCTCCGTTCGATTTTTCCAGCCTGAAGGACTACTACTTTACCGTGGACCTGGATGTGGGAGCATCCTCTTACTGGTCCGAAATCGCCTCTATGCAGACGCTGGACAATTTGCTGATGCAGGGCAAGATTTCCACAGTGGAGTATTTGAAGCGCCTGCCTGCCGGTCAGATCACAGACCGGGAGACGTTGATTGCGGTATTACAGGCAGACCAGCAGCGGCAGATGGCAATGGCGATGGGCGGCGCAGGCGGCAACTCCGGGAATGGGGGAGGCCCCGCGCCTGCCGGGCAGGAAAATCCACCGCTGCGGGGCGGCGCCGGATATGGGGCGTTGCAGCGGGTTATCAACCAGACGGGAGAAGTTCCGCAGGAAAGGGGGGCCTGATACATGGCTCTGTCGAAATTTGAGAAGGACATGGCGATCATCTCCGCTCTGGACGATGAACCGAACGACGTGGGCGGCCTGACGGCTGCGGAGCTGAAAGGCAAATTTGACGAGGGCGGTCAGGCCATCAAACAGTTTTTGAATGAGACGCTGACACCGCAGATTGACTCCGAAAAGGCTGGCCGTGATGAATTGGAAGGGCTTGTCCTGGGGCAGATTCCGGATAGAACAATCACCGTTGAAAAGATGGCCCCATCGTTCTTTACGTCCATTCTGACCCCTCAAATCCAAGTAACCTACAACGGAGGTGTTTAAATGGCACAGCAGTTAGGACAGGTGGCCGTCGGCACACTGGTAAAGCTCAATGAGAATGGTTCCCCGGTGGAATTCTATGTGGCGAAGCATGATTACGAGAGCGGTTTAAACGGAGCCGGGCGGACGCTGTTAGTGCGGAAGGAATGCTATGATAATCGGGTGTGGAATAACATTCAGGTAAATACATACGCCTCTAGCGCACTTGATAGCTGGCTCAACAGCGATTACAAGAATCTTCTGGACTCTGATTTTCTGACGGTAATTGGGACCACAAAATTTCAATATACCATTGGTTACGGAGATAAAACATTAAGCACGTTAGAACGAGCGATTTTTCAACTTTCCAGAACAGAGCTTGGATTTACGCTCCCGGCTGATGCAAATTTTGAGGGAAATATTCTTCCTATCGCATCGATTTTGCAAAAAGCTTTTTTGAACGGGGAAACGAATTCGCAATGGACTCGAACACCAAATACATCTTATCTCACATCTGCCTTTTTTGTATATGCAGGTGGAAGTTCTGATTCGACTGGCGTTACTGCAGAAGCTGGCAGCCGCCCCGCTTTTACCGTCCCTTCCACATTGAGCGTAACTGACGATGGGACACTCTCTCTGGCGTCTGCTCCTCCACATGCGATAACTGTCCCTGTTCAAGCTATGCAGGGCAAACAGCTTGCAGTCTCCTGGCCTGCTGTGGACGGCGCTGACGGCTACATTCTGGAGCGCAAAGCAAACACGGACGCTGACTGGGTGCAGGTGTATTCTGGAGCCGATTTGACTTTTTCTGAAACTGCCGGGACCTGGGAATCGGTTCAGTATCGGGTAAAGTCTGGCGCCAATGGAAAATATGGCGAATATACAATCAGTTCCCTTGTTGATGTAGTTCCTGTTTCCATTCTGGTAATTTCCGGGTCCGACGGCAGCTTGGGCACTCTCACAAATGATGTGCAGTATTCGGTGTCCTCCAGCGGAACCAGTGCTTTGACGGTTACGGAATCTGCTGGACGAACTACCCGAACGTTCACGGCAACAAACGGTGCCACCATCAAAATCCCCGTGATGGACCTGCCGACCGGCAGCGGCACGATCAAGATCACGGCATCCACCAATCCCGGAAGCGGCGTGGTAACGGTGACGAGATCGTGGACGTATACCAAGACGGCGCCGACGTTTGCCAATACCGGCAGCACGGCTCAACTGCAACAGAATGGGAAGAACATTTTCCCGCTGACACTGCTGGAGTGTGTGCGTGGGACAGAAAGTCTGGCTCCTGGCGGGTTTGGCTTTGGGGATTCGGTGCAGAGCATTGAAACTACCAGCGCAGGAGAATCCTATGAGACATACTGCGCCAAGGTAGACGCCGTACTGGACGGGATGCCTGACAAGACCGCAAAACTGGTGCTGGCCTATCCGCCTGCGGTGTACGGCAAAGCGGGTACTACGATATCGCTCTTATATAAGGGCGACGCCAACTATGCAGTGCTATCCAATATCGGCAGTGCAGACGCGGGGCTGTGCGGATGGCGGATGATAAAATTAAAAAAATCATCGTCAGACCCGTCTGCTTGGCAGCCGTTTGAGTGGGAGCATCCCCCCATGCAGTTGGGCGTCGAGTACCGCACCGTGGAGCGGTACAACGGCAAGCCGATACACATCAAGGCGGTGAGTCTCGGGCTGCTAGAAAATAATACTTCTAAAAGTGTGGAGCATGGTATATCTGATTTTGAGTCATGCGTTGAATGCAGCGGATTTAGTGGACCTATAAATCTTGTCGGGAGCGGTGGTGTTGATTCAATATATGCAACAACTTCTCGTGTCGGGATTGATACAAATGGAAGTTTTAGTAGTGCAGCAACATCATCTAAATTAAATACTGTTGCGATTATCAAGTACACCAAAACCACGGATTAAGGAGGGCACCATGAAGATCATCAAATATCAGTTGGCAACAGAGATCAACCACGGCACCCCTGAGGAACCGGACATCGAGACGGTGTTAACTGCTGTTGTTGTGTCCTATACAGAGGAGGCTTACGCCATCGCCCAGGCGGAGGCATACCAAGGGCAGATTACCGTGGAGGACGATGGACAGCCGGAGCCGGAACCGGGAGCCGAGGACATTACTCTTGATATGCTGGCAGACCATGAGGAACGCCTGTGTATGTTGGAACTCACCACAACCACTGTATGACAGGAAAGGAGCAGGACCATGACAACTGTATACAATCTTTGCAAGCTGCTGATTGACCGGGGGCGGACCGAGGGCCTTCAGGAGAAGATGGACGTGTATCTCGCCGCCGATAGGCTGACCCCGGAGGAATACAGCGCCCTCAGTAAGATGCTGACTGCGGAGGCGGCAGAGTAAAATGGACGAGAAGTGCATCCTGGACCCGCAAAGGGACTGCCTGGGCCTCCAGAAAGCCAATATGCTGGAAAAGCAGATGTCGGAATGGCGGGAGGCATCCCGCAGCACCCACAAAGAACTCTTTGACCGGATGCGGGAACTGGAAAAGGCGGAGGCCGCCCGGAATGAGCAGTACGACAATATCATGGAGAAGCTGGACCGGCTGATCGCATGGCAGGAGGCCGAGCAGGCCAAGCCGAAAAAGCGGTGGGAGGCCATCGTGGACAAGTCCGTGTGGGCGGTTCTGGCGGCTGTGATTGCGTTTGTTTTGGCCCGCATTGGGCTGTAAAAAAGCGACGCCCCCGAAGGAGCGCCGCGAGTGCCCCGATATGGAAAAAAGTAAAACCACATCAATAAGGAGGGGGGCACACCTGCATCTTACATCATCATCAACCGGCGGTCAAGCCGGAAATTTGAAAGGAGCTACCAATCATGAACAAGACCATCAATAACATCATCGATGACTTCAAGAGCGGCAAGATTACTGTGGAGGATGCCAACAAGCTGCTGGTTGAGGCTGGCGCCGGATTCTCCCTGAACCCCGAAAAGAACCCCGATGGCGGATGGACCGAGGCAGAGATGGCGGAGGGATTCCTTCCCGGCGAGGAAAAGGAGCCTCTTCCGGACAAGGTAGACATGGGCCGAAATCAGGCGCTTGCCGGACAAGTGGTTCGCCAGAATACCAAGCGCGGAAAGTTTGATGTGACCTATGATGCAGACGGTTATGCCGTCAAGGCCATCCGAGTGTAATCGGGAGGTCTGATATGGACATTTCCTCTCTTGGCATCACCGGAGTGGCGGCTATCACCGTCATCTGCCTGCTGATTGGGCAGGGCGTGAAAGCGTCCTCTCTGGACAGCAAGTTCATCCCTATCATTTGCGGTGTCTGCGGTGCTGTGCTGGGTGTGGTAGGTATGTTCCTTATGCCGGACTTCCCGGCCACGGACTACATCACTGCGGCGGCTGTGGGCATTGTGAGCGGTCTGGCTGCTACCGGAGCCAACCAGGTAATCAAGCAGCTGGGAAGTGACAGTAAATGAGCTACACGATAAAGGAGCAGCTGGCGAACTCCGGGAACTATGGCGGTTCCCGGAACGCCAGCCAAATCCGGTATCTGGTGTACCACTACACCGGGAATGACGGGGACAAGGCGGCAAACAACGCCGCGTACTTCCAGCGGAACATCGTCAAGGCCAGTGCCCATTACTTTGTGGACGATACCACCGTATATCTGTCCGTCCCCGATCTGAAGATTGCGTGGTCCGTCGGCGGCAGCAAGTACGCCAACGCCGACAAGACTGGCGGCGGCACCATGTACGGCGTCATCACCAATACCAACTCTATCAGCATTGAGATGTGTGACACCATCCGGAACGGTGTCTATCAGGCCAGCGAGGCAACCCTTGCCAACGCTGCCGCTCTGGGCCGGGAGCTGATGGAGAAGTATCACATCCCCATTGAGAACGTGTACCGTCACTTTGACGTGACTGGGAAGCACTGCCCGTCGTACTTGGTGAACGCCCAGAAGTGGGCAGAGTTCAAGAAGAGACTGGAGGTCAAGATCATGGACAATACACCCAGCGGCGCCCACAAGGAGGGCGTGGAATGGGCCGTAAAGAACGGCATCCTGACGGGCAACAGCGAGGGAGACCTGATGCTCTCCCAGCCCGTTACCCGGCAGCAGATGTGCACGATGTTGCATCGGCTTTGGGAGCTGATCGAAAGGACGTGAAACTGTGGCAACTGCCCGTGTCAGATTACCGGATAGCCTGGATGGCCTTATGCGCTCCGAGATGGAGACGGCCATCCGGGAAGCTAATCTTGGGAACGACGATACGGACATTGCCCGGCGCTACCTGATCGACCAAGTCCCGCAGATCGACATTGCAGCGGAGTTCGGCTGGGAGCGGTCAACCATCTCTTATCGACTCAAACGGATTCTCCGCAAAGTTGAAAGCACAGCTCAAAAACTACATTTCACATAATTTCACCGAAACCCCGCTTGGGAACCACCCAGGCGGGGGCTTTTTTTGCGAAAATATCATCAGGAGGACGTAAGGAACAAGGGCTGGTACACGTCGCCGCCCTCCTTGCGGCCTCCTGATTTCAATGATAAGGACGTGTTTTAAGTTGATTCTGAATGGTTCAGAACTGGTGGCCCGGTTGGTGGCCTGTGGCTTCACGGAGTCCACAGCAAGAGACACGTGCGAGAAGTATGCGGCGGAGGGAGATTTCTCCGTATTGGAACGGTTTATCCGGCAGAATGAGCTTTTGTATGACGACCGAAAGCAATATGTTTGAATTTTACAATCCGAACCCCTACGAGAAAAATGTGGGGGATTGCACCGTCCGGGCCATCTCGAAGGCGCTGGAGCAGGACTGGTACAGGACATATCTTGGCCTCTGCATTGAGGGCGCTGTGAGGGGTGATATGCCAAGCGCCAACGCCACATGGGGCGCTTACCTCCGGCGGCATGGCTTCCGGCGGGACATGGCGCCCGAGGATATGACCGTGGCGGAGTTTGCGATGGGGCATCCAAACGGGACTTACATTCTGGCCCTGTCCGGCCATGTGGTATGCCTGCAGGATGGTGTGATCTACGATACATGGCACAGTGAACACGAAACTGTGCTGTACTACTGGCAGAAAGGATGACGTGAGATGCCGAACTATCCCTATTACTATCAGCCGTACCAACCGTATCAGCCGCCTATGGCGGACCAGCTGACGCAGCTGCGGCAGTCCTATCAACCCATGCAGCAGCCGCAGCAAGCCCCGGCATCTCCGTCTATTGTGTGGGTGCAGAGCGAGATGGAGGCGGCAAATTATCTGGTGGCGCCTAACTCTGCCGTTACCTTGTGGGACAGTAACGCCCCAGTGGTCTATCTCAAACAGGCGGACGCAAGCGGCAAGCCCAGCATGAAGATATATGACCTTGTAGAGCGCAATCAGAGGCCCGTACAGGCCCCGCAGGCTCCAACGGTAGAGTATGCGCCCCTGTCCCGCTTGGAAGCGTTGGAGGCCCGCCTGGATGCGCTGGCGGCAAAAGATAAGGAGGATGCAGAATGAACCCGTTTTATCAGGCTATGGGCGGCAACAGACAGCCCAACATGATGCAGCAGTTTCAATCCTTCATGCAGCAGATGCGGGGCAAAGACCCCAACGCCATGATACAAGAGATGGTATCCTCTGGACGCATTTCCCAAGATCAGCTCAACCAAGTCCAGAATCAGGCCCAGCAGATGCAGGGCATGTTTGAGGGGATGCGGGGTATGTTTGGGAAGTGAAGAAGTGAACTTCACTTTCCGCAGAATGTGAAGTGAATTTGCAAAGTGTACTTACCATTTCCAAACCATTTATTAAACCATTTCAAACCATTAATCAAAATCCCGGCCGGGTTTTGAAAATAAATCTACAAAGGAGATAACACAATGAGTCTTTCTTCTGACGGCGCTGTGATGACCATGCCCGTGACTCCTGCCTACCAAGGCGGAAACGGCGGTTTCGGCGGCTGGGGCGGCGATTGGGCCTCCTGGATTATCCTGTTTTTGATCTTTGGTATGTTCGGCTGGGGCGGCTATGGCGGCGGCTGGGGTGGTAACTCCGGCAATGGCCTGGGCTCTCCCTCCGGTCAGGGCTGGGCCACCAGGGCCGACATCAACGAGGGCTTCGCCCTGAACGGTCTCCAGAACGGCCAGACCTCCATCCGGGATGCCGTGAGCAACGGCTTCCATGGCGTGGATACCGCTGTGTGCAACCTGGGCTATCAGACGCAGGCGGGCTTTAACGCCCTCGGCGCCCAGCTGGCGCAGTGCTGCTGCGATACTCAGCGGAGCATTGACGGTGTCCGCTATGACATGGCTACCCAGGCTTGCGATACCCGCAACACCATCCAGTCCAGCACCCGCGACATCATCGACAACGCCAATGCCAACAGCCGCGCGATCCTGGACTTCCTGACCCAGGACAAGATCGCTACTCTGACGGCTGAAAACCAGAGCCTGAAGTTCCAGGCTTCTCAGGCGGCGCAGAATGCTTTTATTACCGCTAACCAGGAAGCGCAGACTGCCGAGCTGATCCGCCGCATCAATCCCATGCCTGTCCCGGCCTATCAGGTGCCCAATCCTTATGCCGGATGCGGCTGCAATCCCTGTGGCTGCGGCTGCTAAAACCCAATACATCAACTTGTAAGAAAGGCTTACATGTTCGGCCCCGTGCCGATTTTGAACCATGCGGCGGGGCAACAGCCTCGCCGCTATCTTTTTGAAAGGAATGAAGTTTATGGCTGAATACAGCAACAGCGCAATCGTAACCGTTGCCGCTGGTCAGAACGTGCCTTTTACTGAGGAGGCCAACACGGGCAAGCCCTGCATTGTGCATCGGGAAGGCGCTGGGCTGGTGACTCTTCGCGGGCTTACGAACCAGTGCCGCGCGAAATTCAAAGTCTCCTTTGGAGCGAATATTGCTATCCCTACTGGTGGGACCGTGGAGGCCATCACGGCAGCGATCTCCATCAATGGTGAGGCGCTGAACGCTTCCACCGCTACCATCACCCCGGCTGCCGCAGAGGATTTCTTCAATATTTATGTTTCCGCTGTGGTAGATGTCCCTCGCGGCTGCTGCGTCACTGTCGCCGCAAAGAACACCAGCACACAGCCCATCCTCGTTGCCAACAGTAATTTTATTGTTGAGCGCATCGCGTGAAAGGAGAACCGATATGGAATATCTGTATGACCTGAAAGAAAAGCTCTGCAAGGAGCTGGAGGAATATGCCCAGAAAAGCAACATGAACGCCGGGGACCTGGAGATGGTCCACAAGCTGACGGATACCATCAAGAACGTGGACAAGATCATGATGCTAGAGGAGGGCGGTTACAGTCAGGCAGCCGACATGGACTCTCCTTCCAGCTATGCCAGAGGCTCCAGCTATGCCAACCGTGGCAAGCACTATGTCCGGGGCCACTACAGCCGGGACGGCGGCTACTCCCGTGACGGGCGCGGCGGATACAGCCGCGACGGCTACTCCCGTGCCCGCGGTTATTCCCGCAGTGAGGCGAAGGACTCCATGATGGAGCAGCTGGGCGCTATGATGGAGGATGCATCCAATGACCGGGAGCGGGAAGCGATCCGGATGTGCATGGAGCATCTCAATCAGGAATAATTTCCGCAAAACAAGGGGGCCGCTTGCATAGCGGCCCCTTTTGTTGTATAATTGTTGTACAACTTGATAACAAGCTAGAGCGTTCAGCGCCAGAGCTCGGAGTGATCCGGGCTTTGGCGCTTATTTTTTTTGAAATTGAGGTGAAATTGATATGGCAGCTGCAGAGGAGTCTATCCGCGGGAAAACCAGACCGGATATGTCCAGAAACGAGGGACTGGCTGGGCAGACGGTCACGAAGGGAGCCTATGAATATACCTACGATGATAATGGGTATGCGAAAAAGGCCATCAATGTCAAAAACAGGCAGGAACGGGAACAGGAGGGGTATGGTGGAGGCGGATATTCCGGAGGCGGAGACTCTTCCTATTATGACTCTCTCCAGCCCACGGACCTTTCCGGATACCTGAATGACATGTACAAAGCCTACACGGACGCACAGCTGGCGGCTCTGAAATCGGCATACGAACAGAATTTGGCAGGCCTGCAGGCGGACGCGGAGAAAATTCCCGGCATTTACCAGGGCGCCCGGAATGAAGCGGCGTCTCAGAATGATATTGCCCGGATGGCCTTTAATGAGTACGCAAACGCACGGGGATTGAACACTGGCACCAGCGGACAGGCGGCGCTTGCCAGTTCGGCCACGCTGCAAAGCAACCTCACGGACATCTCCACAAAGGAGTCTGATGCCATTGCGGAAAACGCCCTGCAACAGCAGCAGCTGGCGATTGAATACCGCAACGCGGCGGTGCAGGCGCAGGCGGAAGGGAACTACCAGATGGCCCAGGCCCTGTACAATGAGTATGTACGGCAGGACAACGCCGCCATGCAGACGGCACAGCTTGCCCAGGAGCAGGCCAACTGGGAAGCGCAGTTCAACGCTGGAAACAGCCAGTGGCAGCAGCAGTTTGACGCTTCCCAGCAGGAGTATCAGGACAGCCTTTCGGCACAGAACCGGGAATATGCCTATAATCTGGCGATGACGATGCTGGCGGCGGGCGTGATGCCGGACACCAACACTCTGAATGAGGCTGGGATTTCCACAGCCGACGCGCTGAATATGCGGCTTGCTGCAATGTCTACTGGCGGTTCGGGCGGCGGGAGGGAAAGCCCTGAAAGAAGCTCTGATGTGGATGTGCCAAACGAAAATGAACCGGGGTTGGTATCTCCTTCCGGCAACCTCCATAAAGCTGATCGGGACACAACCATCAAAAATGCCGTTGCTTCCGGGAAACTCGGTGGAGGCGGAATCTCTCCAAACGAATTTAACGCACTAGGCAAATCCTTGGCGGCGCAACTTGCTTCCGGTAATGAAAATACCGCTTTGGGGAATGTCACAAACAGATGGGGCGAATTGTCCGCTTATCAGAAGCAACAACTAGCCGAGCTGTTCGCCAAATATGACATCTCGTTGTCTGACTAAAGAGGTGAAACCATGCCGACATTTAAAAGGATCAGCACAGGCGAGACACTGACATACGACCCTGATCCGGTAAGAAGCCGTCCGAATGTTGAGGCGATTACGACCAAGCCGAAAACAAAGGCCGGAAAGAATACCATTACCGGCAAGATCAGCGGCACGGCAAAATCTCAGCGGAAAGTTGCCGAAGAAAAGACGAAGCCGGATACGCTTCTAAATATCCTGATGCGAGACACCGGGCACATCAGCGAAGTGGTGGACAGCACCACCGGGCAGGTGATCTCCACACCGGAGTCGTCCCGCGGTGGAAGTATGCTCAAAGGCGCTGCACAGGGAACGGCGGCGGGCTTTACGAGTACCGGCGGGACCTTCCTGGACCTGCTGCGTTCTTATGATACTGCTGGCAGCTCCTACACCCGGCGGGCCAATCAGGAGGCTGAGAACGCAGCCCACTACCGGGAGATGTTGGAACGTGGGACGTTGGATGATGGAACACCCATCACGGCGTCTATGCGGAAACAACTGGAGACCTTGGCGGCGCGTGCGGAGCAGCGGTCTGGCGTCTACCGCCAGGGAGCGGAGGCCCAGCACGCCCCCATTGCACGGGCCACGCAGTCCGTGTATGATACGGCGGACCGTCTTGCGGCCCAGTCGGCACAGAACATCGCGGAGGCCAAGGAGGGGCTTGGAAGTGTCGGTCAGTTCGCGGTCGACGTGGGCGTGGCCGGGACGCAGTTGGCGGGGGACGCTCTTCTGGCGGCTCTCACTGGAGGGAGTGCGCTTGTTCCCATGGCTGTCCGTGGCTTTGGTTCCGGGACGCAGCAGGCACGGCAGGAGGGAGCGACGCTGGGGCAGCAGGTGGCCTATGGCGCAGGGAGTGCGGCGCTCAGTGTAGCGACAGAGAAGATCGCCAACGTGGCCGCTCCGCTTCGGCGGACCTTCGGTTCCGGTGTTCTGGACAATGCTATCGCAAAAGCAACCGGACGCCTGGGCCAGAGTGCGGCTGGACAGACGGTCCTTTCCGCATTGAGCGAAGGTGGAGAGGAAGTCGTGGAAGCACTGGTGCAGCCTGTTTTGCAACGGATCACCTATGATGAAACCGCCCTGCAGCAATATCAGGACCCGGACTATCTGGCAGACACAATTTATCAGGGCCTGATCGGAGGTGCTTTGGGTGGTGCGCTTGGAGCTGTTGGAAGCATTGGCCGCAGAAACACCGAAAATGCCCAGCGCCGGTCCACAGATGCCGCAGGAACGGCGAAAACGGAACCTGCGCCCGTTTCCATTACCCAGGCGCAGGAGGCCGCAGAGGGAACCACAGGCTTTTTGGAGCCAACGCTTGTTAGCCGTGTACGTCAGTCTATTCCGCATATCCAAAACATGAATCCGGTTGCCGAGGTTACTGGGACAGAAATCCCCCGAAGTGGAAAACTGGTGGATCGGCTTTCCTCTTTTGTCAATGCGATTGGGAATAAGGTCAATCGGCCCGGCTTTGGTGATGTTCTATTCTCTAGGGGGAGAATCAAGTCCAGCATGATCGGACATGGGACAGGCCCTTCCAAAATCGAGACATTTGCGGCCGTCCCGGATGTAATCCGAAACGGCCAGCAGATTGACTATCAACAGAACTGGAAAGGGCGCGGCTATGACACCTACACTTTCGCAGCGCCAATTACCTACCGGGGGCAGCCTACTTACTTAGGTGTCATCGTCACGAAGGACAGCGCCAGCAACCGCTACTATCTTCACGAGGTAGTGGATGCAAATGGAGACGTCATCTTTAGAAATGACGAATCCCCCGCATCTACACCAGACGGAACCTCTACCCTTGCGGGTGGCCTCGATACCGTAGTAGACACGGGGGATGGTGCAGGAACAACACCGGGCACTGTCGACACCGTGACAGACGGGCGGGCCTCCCAAGGGGTTCCTGCTTCTGATCCTACTATAGCACCCGGCGCGGAAAATGTCAATTCGGACATTCTTGCGCAAATTCTGTTTGGGGATATCCGGCAGGAAACCGGAGACACACAGGCGCCGCCAACCTATGACAATCTGGGCAGCGCCCGGCGGGGCTTCACCACCCCCGGCATGGAAGGGCAGGAGAGGACCAGCCGCCTTGCGGAGTCCATGCCGTATAATCAATATCAAGAGGCGGCTACCGGCCTTTCCCGGGAGGACTATGCCAAGCTGTTCCGGTATATGAGCCAGACTGAGGGGCAGTCCCTCGCCCGGGCGGAGGAGCTGGTTTACTTCATGCGGGACGGCCAGCGGACCTTCCTGCGAGACATTGACGAGACGGCTTTTCATGAGTTGGTGCAGTCCCTAGATGATGCGACGGCATGGAATGCGCCCCAGATGGATGCCGCCCGGATGATCCAGCAGGAGCTGCAGGGCAGGTCTGCAAACCTGGAAATCCCCTCTGAGGAATATACGGACTTCCTGCGGATCATGCGGGAGCATGAGACTGCCACTGGTCAGGGCGTTCAGGCAAACGCCAAGTGGAGCCGTCGGAACAACCAGAACGGCCAATCTTCGGAGCTGGAAGCGTGGGACAATCTGCAAAACTCCAATCTTTCCGAAGAGGAGAAGCGCAGCACCTTCCAACGGATTGTGAAGTGGGATACGGAGATCGAGCAGGCCACAGAGCCGCAGCAGTTGAAGGACATTATCCTGAACGTTGCACAGCAGCGGGGCGTTTTGAATGGCTTAACTGGTCGGCAGAGCCGGATTATGACCGCGGTTGCAAACAGCAGCTTGGACTCCCTGACATTTGACCAGTTGAAGCAGTTCGCCTATGCTTCCACTTCTGCGCTCAGCACCGACTCTACACCGGCCAACATGGGTCAGAAGATCAAGACTATCCAAATCCTGAACATGCTGTCCAACCCCAAAACGGCGGTGAAGAACATCACCGGAAACACGTCTTTCTACGGCCTGGACGCGCTTTCCATGAAGGGGGCGGCCCTGCTGGATATGGCACTGTCCAAAGTAACAGGGACCCGCAGCGTGGCCTATGAGCGTTCCAATCTGGGGCAGGCAGCCAAGGCGATGCAAATGGCGATTGCAGAAATCACCATGGACGTAGACATGGGCGGTAATCAGAGCCGGTACGGCACCAGCAGCCGCCGGACCTTCAAAGCCAGCGGAAACTTTGTGGACCGCGTGATGTCCATTCTAGAGCGAAATCAGGCATATCTGCTCAACGCCACGGACGAGTTCTACAAGGGCCTTGCCCGCAGCAACGCGAGCCGAACCCAGGCGCTGGTCGACCAGGGGAAGATCAAGACTGCTGACAAGGACTATGCACAGAACCAAGCTGACGCGCTTGCGCGATACCGGACGTTCCAGGATGACAGCAAACTTTCTCTTGCGATTCAACAGGTACATGATGTACTGAATATGGTTGCTGGCGTCGGTGACAGTGGGCGGAGCATCCGCGGCCGTACAGTCCATGCTTTCGGAGCTGGTGACATTGTGGCGCCGTTTACCCGGGTGGCCGGGAATCTGGCATCTCGCGGTTTGGAGTATTCTCCCGCGAACGCTGTCAAGGGAATTGTGGAAATGAGCAAAACCGTGGCGCAGGCTGTCAGCGGTCAGAATGTGGACCCGGCGGCACAGGCCCGGGCCGTCTCTGACACCACCCGGGGCCTCACCGGAACCGCCATTGCTTACGGGTTTATGCTTTTGGCCCAGTCGGGGCTTCTGTCTCAGGCAGGGGATGAGGATGATCCGGACGTAGCGGCGCTGAATTCCAGCGAGGGCATCACGGGGACCCAACTGAATATCTCCGCAACAGAACGGGCTTTGTCTGGTGGGAGCACAGAATGGCAGAGTGGAGACACCCTGATCGACCTGTCCTCCATCGAGCCGCTGAACCTGTTGATGAACCTGGGGACGGAGATGGCAAAGAGTGAAGGGAACCCCATCGTTTCTTCATTTAATGCTGTGCCGAAATCCTTTATGGATGCAACTGCGGAGCTCCCGGTGATGCAGTTCATTGGGAATGCGGCAACGGACATCATCAAATATGGACAGGACCCACGGGAAGTATTGTTGCAGGAGGGGGCAAACACGGTAGCTTCTTCCCTGATCCCAAACATTCTGCGGTCTACGGCCCGTGGGCTGGATGACCGACCCCGCAATACCTATTCCGGGGATACGCTCGGAGAGCAGGTTGCGGACAGCGTGAAGAACAGTATCCCGGGTTTGAGGGAGACACTGCCGGGGTCTGTCAACCCACTGGGGGAGGAAAAGCTGTATCAGGGAGGTACGGCGGACCGTTTACTAAACGCACTTTTGAATCCGCTGGGAGTCAATACTTACAACCAGAGCGAAGTTTCCCAGGGGATGGAGGCGCTTCGTGAGCGGACGGGAGATACCTCGTTCTATCCCAGCAAGAGCGCGCCTTCTGAGGTGTCTTATACAGACGAGGATGGGAACCAGCACAGCAAAGCTCTGACCTATGAGGAGCGGCAGGACTACTTGCGGGATCGTGGTGCCGTCGCACTGACTACGCTGTCCTCCATGATGGGCAGCAGCGCATACAAGAGGGCGAATGATACTACCAAGACGGAGCTTTTGGACCTCTGTAATGACTACGCCAGCCAACGGGCAAAGAAAACGATCCTGGGAGGCGACAGTGTTCCGGCATGGGTGAACAACGCAGAGACAGCGCAGAACGACCTTGGCGTATCTCCGGCGGAATACTTGGCCCTCTATCATCAGTATGGAGCCGGGATCATGTCTGGGACGGCTTATGAGAAAACGAAGCAGGCGGTAGCGGCCGGCTTGACTGTTCAACAATATGTGGATATGAAGAACGGGCTGGATGCAAATGGAAACGGAAGCGTTTCCCAGGCGGAGGCCCGGGCGTATCTGGACCAACAGGATTACAGCCGGGAACAGAAGTCAGACCTCTGGCACATCATCAATAAAAGCTGGAAAAAGAATCCCTATGCATAAGAGAAGCCCCGCCAGACGGCGGGGCCTTTTCTCACTGTTCACTCATAATTGTTTTCAGAACGGGCACGATGCTTTCATAGTATCGGAAGGACGGGACTTCCTTTCCGGGGCAGTTCTTGGCAACGTCATTGACCCATGCCCCGTACTGCTTTGTTTTCAGGTGGTTCCGGTTGGCGAGCATCCCGACCTTGTTTGCGGAGATGCCCAGTTTTTTGCCGATCTCCTGTGCTGAGTAAGTCTTTTCCCCGATATAGGGCAGGGGGAGCAGGTATTCCCCTGTCAGCTCCTTGGTAGCGTGGGCCTGGAGAACCTGTCTGTAAGTACCGTCATACTCCTTCGCCAGACGCTCCAAAAGCTGGGCCTTGCGGACGCGGATGCTCTCCATCTGGTAGTCAGTCATGGGGCGTGCTGTGTACTGCCCCGTTTTGCGGATGCTAGGCAGTACTTCGGAAGTCACCCAGCGCTTGAACTTCTTCGCTCCGGGGAGTTTACTGGATAGCACAAGAGAGTACAGCCCGCTCTCGTTGATGATAGTCATAGACCGGTTCTGACCTACCCCGTCGATTTGACGGGTCAGCTTGTCCTCGTCATCAACATGCTTTCGTAATGCTTGGTCTGTGTCACTGTACCCCAGCGCCGCGGCCACATCCTTGCCCACCAGCCAGGGTTCCCCGTTGATTTCCACGGTGCGGACTTTTCCGAATTCGGGATTGTTGAAAACTTTCAGTTCGTTCATTGTGATACCTCCATAGATTTCTTTTTCATGGTGTTTTTGATGCTGCGCTGACCTTTCAGAAAGCCGTAGTTGAAAGCAAGTACCGTTGCGCTGAACAACCCTTCGCTTTGCGATACAATGGCCTCCAGTTCTCCCGTATCCATGCCATAGCGTCCGGTTTTCACCTTCCCAAGCATGTCAATGAATGCCCGTGGCTCCATCTTCATCTCAGTCACCTCCCTCCCCGTCGTGGATGGAGCCGACGACTTTTGCCATTCTGATTGTTTGGTAGGGTTTATCATCAATATCTCCTCTTACCGCCCATTGAACAACAAACCTACCGTTCATAAAGTGTACTTCTCGAGGTTCACCATCCCCGTCTCCACAGTCATACGAAAGTATGTCCCCCTCAAAAATCCGCTTCCCATTCTTATCTTTCAGGCCGGTGTACTGGCAGACCGTGGAGGGGTCGACCTCATCAGCCACTCGGCACCCGTTGTTATACCAGTGGATAATGGTGCTATCTTGGAGCTGATTCAGGTCTCCATATACCCATTTTCCATCGCTCCACCGCTTGGCTTTGAAAAGGATTTCTCTCATTGGGCACCTCCGATGATCTCGTCAAAGGTATATACCTGACCCTTTTCAACAGACGGGAACAGATGTCTGGTGATTACTTCTCTCTGAAAATATGTGCCGTCTACAATTTCCAGGCACTGCGTCCATGCACCATCGTATTTTATTGCATTGATCTCCGGGAGCAAAACTTTGATTGCCTTCGCTCTCTCCGCCTCCTGCTGGGTGAAGCGGGGCTTGCGGATGATGCGGTCGGGG